GAAGTACCACGAGGTCGTCTTCACTCTCGACAGAAGCCTCTTCCTCCACCTCTTCGATGATGGTTTCCCAATAGACCTTCGCGATACCTACGCGGGCCAGGAGACCGTCCTGAATGACGTCAGAGAAGAGACCGTAGCCGTCGTTCTGTTGGAACACGACATAGTCGCAGTAGGAACTGGCCTGCTTGGCGAGCTCGACGTCTTCTGCGCCATTCGGTTGAAACTCTACGATGCCGTTGCCGGCCGCGAAGACCTCGAGGATCTGCGCCTTGGCACTTTCGACGGTGTCGTAGACGTCCAGGCTCACATACTTGCTGTTGCCGGCGTGGTTGGGGAGCGGGAGGGCGCCGTGGTAATACTTGAGGACCGTTTCTCTTTCCGTAGAGAGCTTGGTGTCGAAGTAGCCCACGCCCGACGTGATATTATCTTCCAGTGCCTTGAGGATTTCCTCCTCAGACATCTTCTTTGCCATGGGCTGACCTTGTTCTTTTTATTAGATGGCTTCGACGTAGAAATCGTCGCTGGATTCAACGGGCTTGTAGGTGCCCTCATTGATATGGTTCGCGAGCGCGAGTGCGATGACACTATCGTCAAAGCATCCGTTCTCAGCCTCCATTGCTCCGCTCTCGTTGATGACAAACGTCTGCATCTCACCGAGAGTGACCTTGTCATTGATCTCGATCTCGCCTTCGCGCACTCGGGCACGAAGCTGATCGATGATGAGCGGTTTCGATTTCACCGTCGTTCTAAACCCGAAGGTCGTCGACTCCCTCTCGGTGATTTTGTCGATCTCAGTCGTGTAGTAGAGGTTCGGGTAGTTGTAGTCCTTGCTGAGACGACTGTTCGGAAGGATACCGTGGTTGTTAAGCTCGACGCATAGTTGGGCGTCGTTGAAAAACTTGGCGAGGAAATAGAGCACCTTGGTGAAGTGATCGGGGTCACAGCGAGCGCGCCACTTGGCGACTTCTCTGCGCCGGCCGTCGAGTATCGAAGCGACCGAATAGTCCTTACCCTTCTTGCCCTCACCGACGTCTGCGCCGATGTAGTAGTCCTCTTTCTCCGAATGCGGATGATAGATCCGGAGCTCGCCGGCAGGGTGATGTCGTAACTCCCAATCCCACCAAAGGTCGGGACCGGTTGCCTCGAGAGCCATGGTGGCTATCGGGTCTGTCACTTGCTTCATGCGGGCCGCAACGATGTCCGGATCGAAGACCGGTCGACCGCTCGAGAGGAATGCTTCCTCTGGCGTACACGGATACTCTTGCTTGAAGAGGTCCAGACCGTTCTGGCCGATCTTGTATCGGCGCCACTGGAGTTGCTGATAGTCTAAGCCGTGCTGTTCGATGAGCCTGAGCTCGTCGGGAGTGGCTTCGAAGCCTTCAGGTACTACGGCTCGATATTCCGGTTGCAGGAACCAAGGGATGAATACAGCACGATAACCATTCGTGCCATCCACAGCCCCTTGCCAGTACTCTTGGAAGAGATTGAATCCGTTTGCGGTCGACTCGATGAAGACGAAGGAACCGTCAGCATCAGGAACAGCCTGGAGTATTCCATTGAGGTTGTCTTTGGCAGAGCTCGGCGCCCAGAAGGCTAATTCCGAGATGTGGAGATCTGATAGGGTTTCACCTCGAGCGATGTTATCACCGCCGGCCGTAGCGACCACGTAGGCGCTGTCGAGCTTGTCGAACTTCAGTTCGCGGCGGGATGCATATCGGGTTGAGGGCTTGAGAAACTCGGGGACGTTGTCGTAGTAGCGCCGTGTCATATCGAACAGGGCACGAGTCGAGTCCGCGGCGTGGGTGATGACCATGGCCTTGCGGGCTCTGTTCTGCGTCACGTTGGAAAAGATGCGACCGCCTACGTACGTGCTGAGTCCTTGCTGTCTCCCTTTGAGGATGACAATCCGTACCCGTCCTTTTGTCCGCAACTCCTCTTCAACTGCTGCGTGGAGTATTTTCTGAGCGTCGTTTAGAACGAGCGGTACGAGTTGGCTATCCTTCGTTTTGATCTTCAGGGAGTGCTTCGCATATATCGCGAAGTTGTCCCTCAGTATCTTCCGGGCTTGTAGCAAGCTCGGGTTCAAGGCTGTATTCAATTCGCTTCAAACGCTCACCAGGGGTCATCTGGTCGCGTTCCCTCTTGACGTCCACGAGGATACCCTCCAAGAACGCCTCTGCTGAGTGAACATTGACGTCGCTCTCCTGCACCGGCTTGCGCTGGGTGAACTCGAGGGCGACCTTTGCGGCCTGGATCTTCTCCTTTGCGGAGAGACCCTTGGTCCGAAGGATGGTGACAACTTCCTTCATTGCCTCACCGGCAACATCGTTGTCAGGCACCCAGATCTTCTTGTCGATCATGTACTTCAGAATCTTTCTGGCATCGCGCTCCGCGTCGGCTTGATAGCGGAGGAATGTCTTGCGGCGGATCCCGTTGATATGACCCTTAGACCTTCCGGGGCTTTTTCTTTGCCCCTCGCGAGTCTTTAGATGGTGCAACGGGTCCGTGTGCCTCCACAGGAGTTGGCTCCGGAACCCGCTCTTGTTCGGATCCGAGTACCGGCGTGCGGGCTTCCGCTTCCGTATCCTTGCTGGCATTGATGAACTCTATGGCTTCTGTAATCTTCTTGCGGAGGACTTCGACGGTCGGTCCAAATGGACCCTCGAAGCCTACTCCAGGGAGCTCGTGCCTGAGGTTCTTGAGGATGAGAACCCCCTCCTCGTGCGTGAGGAAGGGGCTCGACATAACGTGCTCGATAGCCCTAAGGACTTCGATGAATTTCAGCATTACTTGGCTTTCTTTACCGCCTTCTTGAGGTCGTCAGCGGTCATGGTCTTGAAGTGCTCGTCGAGCTTCTGGACGTTGGCCCATAGGATGTCCTGCTCGTCTGGAGACAGGTGTTCCATGGCGGCGTCGAGAGCTTCGTCTCGGAGGCCCTGGTCTTTCTTTGCCGTAGTGCGTAGAGCCCTGATGTAGCCCTCATGGGCAACACGGAGCTTACTGCCAGCGGGCATTCCCTTGGCCGTATTGAGGACGTCCTCTTCCATCTTCTGGATGCGTGCGGTCCCGAGCTCGTACTTCTTGATGTCTCGGATATCGGTACCGGGTTCAGCAGTTCCCGCTCGGGCACTTTGAGGGGCGCGAGGGGCCTTTGGAGCCGGTTTGTTACCGGTCGGGGACTTGATACCCGCAGCCTTGTCGAGAGCTTTCTTCTTCGCGATGAGCTTCTGAGCGTAGGACTGATACTGGCCGGCCGTGAGGTTGTCGCGGTTTGCGTCAAGCCAATCAGCCGCCTTACCGAGGTCTCCATCTTGGAGGACATCGAAGCCCTCCTTCTGGAGGTTCTGTGCGGCGACTTTACGGTTCTGTGCGGCGACCTTGGCGAGGTCTTGGGCCTTCGCAGTGGTCTCATCGAGAATGCGAGCGCGATTGGCTCGATCGCGGAGGACATCGAGGCCTGTGGAGGCGCTCGAGGGTCCAGTGCGATCCAATACGTTCTGAGCGACTGCGACGTTGCGCTTGGAGAGGATGCTGTCGTTGATGAGCTCAGATCGCTTGGGAGCGCGGAGGATCTGCTGACCGGCTCGTGCGAGAGCAGGAGGCATCGGAATGAAATCGAGTGCTCCTCGAATGCCCCTCTTGACGATGTTGTCGCCTCCTTCATCTCTCGCAGTGAGAGACTCGGAGAGCTTCATCTTCCGGATCGCAGACGCGACCGCGGCGCCCTCTGTAGAGCCTTGCTCGAGCCTTTGGAGCTCGCGCTCTGAGGTGGCGCGGGGATTTAGAGAGGCGTCTTGGATCTGCTCTTTGACAACGCGGGAGAGCTTCGACCGCTTCGCGAGGGAAACGGCTGTGTCCGAGTAGTCCTTGGCGACAGCGTTTGCTTCCTTGACGGTGATGGTGTTCCGGCGCTTGGTCGGATCGTCGAGGGCACCTTTCAGATCCATCACATGCTCGGCTTCCATAGCCGCCATGTCCGAATCTTTATTGATCTTGTCCGAGGCGAGGGCAACGACCTTGTTCTTGCGAGAGGCACGTGCGGCGGATACTCCACCCGTAACAGCGCCTATCGTGCCGGCAACAGCAGCGCCCGTCCCTGCGGCCTTGACGGTCCGCATAGGATCGAACTCTTGCTCTCTACCACCGCCGATTTCGGCTTCCTGGCGAGCGGCGTCTGTAAGGCCGCTGGCAGCAGCACCTTCGACGGCAGCAGTAGCACTGCGGGCGACAACGCGCCTTAGTGCCGACTTGAGCAGTTGCTTGGTGCCGATCATGGCGGCTTCCTTGGCCCCCTGGACGGCGGCTTCGCCCGCTCCGAGACCGCCGATACCGATGAGGGTCGAAGGGTCTGTGAGAACGCGCTTGCCGGCTTCGACTGCACCTTCTCCCGAGAATGTCGGGAGGGCGTCGAAGTCGTCCATGGAGGTGAGGAAGGCAGCTTTAGCCTTCGGGGAGAAGTTCTTGACGTCGCCGGCAATCCCGAGGGTATTGCGGAGACCGAGCTTCTCAGATCCGAGGAGGCGGTAATTGAAGTCCGACATATACCCCTTCAGCCATTCGGCCGCGGTCTTGTCGTCGCCCTCGAAGGGCTTCTTCTCGACCTCAGAGTAGAGTGTCTTGGCATTGTTGATCCACATGGGATCCGAGTTGGCAGACTCGCGGGACCAATCGGCTCCACGAGTCTCCCTGTATTTCGCTGCGATACGGTCGGCGGCTTGAACGTCGCCGGCCTCAGATGCTGCTTGATAGGCTCCCGCATGGGCATCTCGGATCTTCTTAGAGATGCGAGCCACCGCCGCGTCGTCACCAGCCGCCTGCGCATTCGCGAGAGCAGCTTGGTGCTGGTCGATGGTGGGTTCCATAGGGTGTCCTTATTTGTAGTACTGACGGTCTGGATCGTTCGGATCTACCTGGGGAGCTCCGGGGGCAGCGGAAGGAGCCGGGGGCTTCTTGTCTTCCTCGAAACTCTTGTTCTTCGTGGCGAGCTCAGTGAACTGCTCTTGGTACTTGTGCTCACGCTTCCACTGGTAGGCGAACTTCTTGTAGTTCTCAGTCGATCCAGAATTGTTGTAGGCGTCCATGATCTGTGCATCGGTCTGATGCTTGAACTTCATGAGACCGACGAGCGTATGGAATGCACGCTTGTCAGTGCCGAGACTACCGATCTGATCGATGAGCACTTTCTGCTCGCCTTCGGTGAACTGACCGAGGCCTCTTTCACCTTTACGAAGGTCCGTGATGATCTGGTTCTTGAATGCCTCCATGGCATCCTTCGAGCCGAGGTTCACGCCGGGAACGTCCATGCCGAGCATACCGGCAACGCCGCGTAGGCCGGCCGCGAAGTAGCCTGCGCCACCTCCAGCCTTGGAGAACTCTCGGTCCATCGCATCCAAGCGTCCGATCTGCATCGGCGCATTCTCAGCAGCCGTACGAGCCGCGTCGAGAGCGTCGACGTCGGCTTTGGACTGACGGGCTGTACCGGAATCCGGCGCGCGCTCGTAACCATCAGGTTGATGGTCTTGGATTACGCCGCCTGGGCCTTGATAGACGAAGCGTCGTTTGGCCTCATCGAAGATTCGATCCCAATGTCGACCTTGAGCATCGTAGCCGCTTTCAGCGCCCATGAAGCCGTTCTTCGCAGTGGGAGTGTCCTCGCCAGAAGCGTAACGCTTGAGCTTTGCGGCCATCGTCAGTCGAGCAACCTCTGCCCTGGAGGGCATCTTGTAGGGCTCGAGGGCCTTGCTGACAGCTTCAGCACCGTTCGCCAACCCCGTGTTGAAGTTGGGAGCGCGTAACATCGCAGAGCCGAACGCAATGAGAGCTTCGGAGCTCGCTGGGTTATCCCAGAAGGTTCCGCTCGGCTTGTCAGTAGGGTCGCCACCTAATTCCTTTTCCAGAGGATCCGCAGCAGCAGCCACAGGAGTAGTAGCCGTGCTATCGGGCTTGGGACGTATGTCGGTCGGACCTGGGTCTTCTTCGGTGGCGTTGGCCGGTTCGGCAGAAACACCGCCAGGAGGCTCACTGACATCTTGAGAAGGCAGCGGAGGCATAATTCCAGCGCGAGGCCCATATTCAGGTGCCCCGCTTGTAGGAGAGACGAGCCCTC